AATCAGCAGCCCTGTGTCTCGCCAGTTGTTGCAGGGGTCGAAGGCGCAGGTTGCATTGCCTTCGGTAGGCAGTGATACAACTAACAAACCTTTTAAGGGTGTTGGTTCTGGAGTATGTATTACACACCCAAGCAACTCAGCGCACTGCCTGTTAATATCGTATGTCATCTTATTCACCTGTTTGTTTTTGGTTTAAAATAACCGTGGCCAATATTTATAAATTAATTCCACTTTCTTTAAATACTTATAACAAACTTGGATTATTGACGATTTTTTAGTATTTTTGTCGTGTTTTCATTTTTTATATAGTAAAATATTTTAAAATTATTTTATTTACGTAATGATTACGTAATGAATAAAAATCTATAAATTTGGATTGTGAAATATTCTCTTTTTTGGGTCGCGGAGGTCGCACAGGACAATCATTTAAAGATTTGTTCTTTAAGTATTATTCGCCATCATTATTTATCGCCACAAAAAAAACATATCTTTTTTTAAAATGATAATTTTTTTATGTTTTATTTTCATTTTTTAACTTTTATACAACTTTTTTTATTTTCATTCACTTTACAAATATTTTATAAAAAACTACAAAAAATTATCCTTGTTTAACTTTTTACAAGAACAATACAATATCACATCATCTTTCTCTATCAATTGTAAATTCAATAATATAAACAATACTGTGTGAAATCCTTTTCGATCATCATATGTAAGTTTCTTCTTTAGCATTGCACGACTCATGTATGTATTACATCCCAAATAACAAAAATGTATAATTTCTTTTATATTACGGCGATATAGTTGTTGTCTCAAACATTCCTTTGCTTTCTTCATTTCTCTATTAAATGTCTTTTCATGATTACCATGTACGGGGATTGATGTGATATATAAATCTTTCCAATACAAACATATTGATCCTGCTTTTCCAACTTTTACAACCATTTATATATATTTATTCTTTATTCTTTAATATAGAAATCACCTAAAGACAATTTACGATATAAAAACATTAAAAAAAATGGAATATAACAAATATAAGCATTCATCTATATACAAAATAGTTGATAATACAAATGGGAACGTCTATGTTGGGAGTACAGTTCAACAACCTTTAGTAAGACGTCTTGATAATCATAGAAATCATTATAAAGATTATCTTAAAGGTAAAGAAAGAAAATGTATGAGTTATGATATTTTTGTCAATGGTGATTATAATATTTATCTTGTTGTAGATTACCCTTGTGAAAATAGAGATCAGTTAAGAATGAGAGAACAATATTGGATTGAAAAAACAACTTGTATAAATAAACATGTTGCTTATAGAAGTGAAGAATACAAAAAACAATATCAAAAAGATAATCGTGCTAAAAATCTTGAATATAGACTAAAAAAAGATAGAGATAGATACAAAGACCCTGTCAAAAGAGAATATATGAAAGCACAGGCAAGAGAACATCATTGGAAAAATAGAGAAAAAAGACTCAAATATAATCGTGCGTTACTAAAATATAAAATGAGTTGGGGAGGAACTATTAACAGTTTAGAATGTAATTTATTGAGAATAGATGTTAATCTATTTAATTAATGCTCTTTATTATATATCGCACTCAGCGTTGCTACGCTGTGTTGCATCTTATCTGCTAATTCCTCTTGTTTTTTCTTTGCAGGACCCATTTCATGGGATACTACTGATTTTCTCATCATAGTACTCCCCACGCCTTTACCCATATATTTTTTACTTGTTTTTAATAACTTTTGAGATAAAACATTTCTTGATAAAGCATTACCTGTTGATGATGTCAATAATACATCACCTGACTTCTTACCTGTTGCCCTGATAAATGGACGAAGTATCCGTGATAATGATACAGGTACTATTAATTTTTTATCTTTTCCATATGTTTTATCACTCTTATAATCATTTAACATATAATACATAGTATCACGTGCAACTACAAGATAATTCTTATCTTTTGGTTGTTTAGGATAATTTATTGGTGTTGTTATAACCATTCCAGCAATATCATTGCGTGTAGGAATATGTTTCAACATTTGATAAACAACATACATCATATATAATTCTTTCTCCTTTCCAGTAAGATCACCTTTTGATTTTAATCGTTTATTTTTTATTTCAGTTTCCATAGATTTTAACATCCCATCTATTTCCTCCATAGTAGCAAAATTTGGTGCTTGTTTTTCACTTATCTTATTATTACCCTCATTAGACTTCTTGTATTGTTCATTCAATTCATCCCTCAACTTTGAATATTTATCTATCAATTCTTTATCGTAATCTAAAGCAAGTAATAATACTATTATTGAATTATAAAAGTTCCGCTGTGTTGTAAAATGCTTATCCTGTAATTTTTCAACAACAGCATCAAAATCATTCAAGAACTTGTAATTATCAGTATTAAACATTTTTTTTAATTGGTTTAGTTGTACTTCATATTGTCTCACAGTACTGCTCTTAATTTCAGGTCGTGCGTCTCTAATCACTTCACTCGCATTAATCGTTTTTTCCATTTATAATATATTTAGATTTTATTTTTAATATTTAAGCATTATAAACTTCCATATTCCCTCCAACAAGACGTGCAACTCTTACGTACTCGCAATAACAACGAAGTAAATCAACATTAGCAGGGACACCACTCGTCAAATGTAATTCAATACCTCGCTGACCTACGCGACCATTAGTTAGTCTTGTTCCCATATAGAAAAAGTGTCCTTGAAGATTAGTGTTCTGTGATCGTCCTTGGAAAGTATTACCTGTAATCTGTCCTGCTACACCTTGATCACTGTATTCGTCCCGAGTTACAAATGGTACTGATTCACTATCCGTAAAGATACTAAACATTCTTGCCGTATTATCAACATCACTTGTAAATTCAAATCTATCATTATAACGGATATTGTATTTAAATGTTCCTTGAACACCAGAAGCATTTACTTCAGGAGAGATTGCGTTATATTGACCGAGTAGGGTTTCTTCATTATCACCAGTCTTTGTAGTTGTTACAATAATACGTGGAACTATGCGATTCGCCATACCAAGATTTCTAATTAGACCATCACCAAGAAATGCAGTAGTCGTAGAATGTTCGACAACTCTGTAATCAACAAAAGAAAATGACAAATCACCATTTGCCTGTGCGAATCTATCCATCTCATCCGTAGCACCATAGAAAATGTAATCAGCACAGAACTTCAATTGATCTCTTACAATTTCACAAGATTTTTCAGTAGTTTGCCCTGAAGCAATTTGTACTCTGTGTTTTTGAGTAGGTTGGAATGTAAGTTCAATAGCAATAGGTTCATTTATCATATATAAAGGCAACTGATGAACCTTGAGGAAAGGGAACAAGTCGCTTAAGTCTATGGAGTAACTCGGGCATTCATCAGCCGATGTTCCGTCCATTTTCGCCCAAGAAGGAGTCTTGAAAGCAGTACCATCTTTAGAAACACCATTATCAATACCATATCCATCAGCAAGTGCCTTTGAACCATCACTGTAATTGAAATCGTGATTCAAATATCTTCCTGTGAGGTATTGTTCGCGTTCAAGGTTATTTTCATTGGTGATTAATGATGATTTAATACCGTACAATCCTGCCCAAGAATCAATCTCATTAATCTGCTTATTACCAATCTTTAATACCGCCTTCTTGATTACCTGACCTATACCAAGATGAGGTGCTAAATAAGCATCCGTAATAGTTGAATCAGGTTTCAAAGCAAGGAAAATCTTTGAATGGGAAGATAAAAATCCCTTGTTCTGTAATACGAATCTACAAAATCCGTCCGTTGTAGCACCGCCCTGATTAAAAACGACGCTCTCTAACAAATCGGTCTCTACCTGTTGTATATAATTTACTGGAATTTGTTTTAACATAAGAAAGTTTGGTATTGTTTCATCACGATCCTGAGGCATATCCACGTCCGCCATTTTTTATACTATGTAAATATATAAAAAATGATTTCAAAATAAATTTTTTAAAAAGTATAGATAAAATTATCATTGCAAAAGTTGTACGCCGTTCGGTGAAAATATCAACTGCGCACGTGCCTTTACAAAGATATATACACCAATAGGTCTATCTCTATTAAGTTCGCTTTCAATTGAAATACCAAACTGCTCAGAACTAAAATCCTCCCCTGCTCCACCAATACCATACTTAACACCTAATCCCATTACAGAACCCCCTTCAGGAATTAGATTGTACGCAGTATCAGTACTAACAGATGGTGTCATAGAATAATCACGATTCATATTTGCTGGTGAAATACTGAACCTATCGCTGGTATATTCAGGAGATACAGCATCAACCAAATTCCTCACAAGTTCAGGATCAGGCAACTGGGAGTTCGCATCGTCTTCTATATTATTTACATAATCAAAGTCTGCTGGAAATTTAGATCCCCCCTTGAGGAACTGAACTCTTTTGATATAGGCGAGCTCAGTATCACTTGCATCCTTACCAGATGGATACACAGTAACTTGTCCGTCTTCAGTTAGTGTATTAATATTTTTAACAGGAACAAATGTAGCAAAAGCAGATATTACATTACGAAGGGCAAGGTTATACTGAAGTTGAGCGTTGGTTGAGTTAATTGAAGTATAAAGAGAAGTAATTGTATTAAATTCAAGAACACCCTGCGATTGATTACCAACAGGTGGATCAGTGAAATCATTGATTTCACAGCATAGTTTAAGGTTTGATAGTTCATAGTGTGCGTCTCCAATACCAGTACTTGATCCATTTTCATGGTAAAGAACATTTGAATCAGGTTGAAGTAAAAATTCCAACTGAATACCACCAAATCCATCATCACGTAAATTAATCATATTACCAGACATCATAAACCCACTTGGTACGTGAAAACTAAAAGAGTTCGTTTGTTTAGAGTTCGCAGGACTTTCCATTACAGATTGACGGAAAGATTTAGAATTAGGCATAATCAAACATGTCTCCCCAAGGTGTCCCATCTGGTCCTGTAAAGAACTATTGAGAGAAAGGTATGTATTTAGGTATTTAGAATAATGACGGATATTTTCACAAATCATCTTGGATTTTACTGCTCTAATAGTTAGTGATTCAATTACATTGTAAATACCCAATCTGTTATTCATAGTAACATTATCACCCGTGCGCAGGGGTGTAGGAGTAGTAAGGTTATCCTTGTATGCATTGAAATTACCAACTATACGAATAGTTGATGGATCAAGTAATCCGTCCTGTGCGGAGATTGTAAATGATAATACAGGAAATCCATTCTTAAATGAAATCTTTCCATCTGCTGGAATATTATCTGGACGAATTTCTATGTAGCGTGAAGTCATTTTTATATTTTAAAATATATAAATTTTGAAAAAGAAAAATAAA